TTACGCGCTATTAATCCTAACGACGCGTCATTTGGTATAGGTAGCAAAGACTAATGACAGCCCTTCAGTGGGCTGGCTTTGCAGCTGGAGTAACAACCACATTAATTGGAGTCCTTGCTGGACTTAGGTACTTGGTAAGAGGTTGGTTAAACGAACTTCGCCCCAATGGGGGGTCAAGCATGAAAGATCAATTGACCTCATTACAAAAAGAAACGACACGCCTTTCTGATCGCATAGATGAACTGTTTATTGTCATTAGTAGGAAGTAAACTTAAGACATGGCTAACACTCGTAAGCGCAAAAAGATTAATCGTCGGGTTGTTCGCCGTTCGCCCGAACCTTTATCTAAGCTTGATGTTTTTATGATTACAAAACATGAGATTTACAAAGCTGCTAAAAAGGCAGGTTTTACTAATGAAGTAGCTTGGTTCTTTATGCAAGAACCTCACGCGTTGCCTGACTGGGTAAGCAACGACAGCCCCGACGCTTTGATTCCAAGGGTTGACCCAACTGAGGACGAGGACGAATAATTAAGCGCGTCGCTTTTATCAGCGATTTACAAGCACCGTTTATAGATGAAAAAGCGGTGAAGGTAGTAGGAAAGTTTTTAAATAAGTTTAAGCCTCACCAAACTATTCAAATTGGTGATGAGATTGACCTGCCTCAGCTTGGCGGCTTTAATGCTGGCACAATTGACGAAATGGTTGGCAACCTAGATGATGACAGAAACTTTACGCAAGATGTACTTCAGTACCTTGGTGTAACAGATGTTGTAGGAAGCAACCATGGAATTAGACTTTACAGATCAATCAAGAAAAGACTTCCAAGCTTTCTTAATCTACCCGAATTGCAGTATGACCGTTTTATGGGATATGACAAACTCGGTATCAAGTTTCACCCACACGGACTTGACTGGGCATACGGTTGGACGGCAGTTCATGGGGACGCTTTCCCTCTTAGTCAGGTTGGCGGACAAACGGCTTTAAATGGGGCTAGGAGACTAGGAAAGAGCGTAGTATGTGGACACACCCACAGACTAGGCTTATCAGCCTTCACAGAGGCTTCTAGGGGGCAATTAGGGCGTACTGTGTGGGGCTTAGAGGTAGGTAATTTAGTAGACCTCGCTTCAAGCGGTATGTCTTACACTCGCGGTTACGCTAATTGGCAACAAGGCTTCGCTGTTGCCTATGTGCAAGACCGTAAAGTGCAAGTTGTCCCTATCCCTATCAACAACGGCACATTTATATTTGAAGGCAAGCTTTATCAGTAGAGAAACAGATTATGTGCCTAGAACCATAGATGAGCAGATTGACGCCTTTGACTCTCTAGGGTTACTTTAGGGTTCGTTATCAAATTGTTATCAAACGCGCCATGTATGGCGTTGTAAATAACAGCTGTATGCCCGACACTTTTCCTATCCAAGTAAACGGCTTGGTGTAACGGAAAGGCTTTAAATGCAAACAGTAACAAGAGAAAAAATATTAGATACAACCTGCTCTGCATGTAACTATTATCAGGTTGCAATGTATCGCATGGGTTTTGGTTTTTTATCATCATGTCAAATTTGTGGTACTTCATTAAACAAGGTGAAGTTATGAAAATAGTACATACCTTAAATTTAAAAAAGATTGATGTTAATGCGCTTGACTTTGAAAGACTTACAGAAAGTCAAATGCAGTTCAAAGGTCATAACTGGGAAAAGCAACAAGATCGCTTTGACCAAGAACTTGATTTTAACCATGAGTACATTTTTTGGGTTGAGAGTTATGCTGCCTTAATCCTTGCAACTCACTACCTAGACCAAGTTGGTCATGCCTACGCAATCTCGTATGACAGCGCAGTTGAGTTATGGTGCTTTACAACTGACTACGCAAGCTCTTGGAATATCTAATGAGGGACGCAGGATTAATTTGGTGTGCAATTATGGTAGGTGTAATTTTTATTGCATACATAATTGCCTTGATAAAAGATAACGCCTTTCAGAGTGGTTACTGGAAAGGACGCGCAGACGGCTTTAAGGTTGCTAACATGAGGAACTTAAACCGTATTAAAACAGACGAGGTGTTTGACTATGAAAAAAACTGAGGAGTTATTAAATGATGTCCACTCAATCTTTATTCAACGAGGAAGTGTTTATGGCTCTGCGGAAACAAATCACCGACGAATCAGCGAATTGTGGTCAGGTTATTTGGACACTTACATTTCACCTGACCAAGTCGCAATCTGTATGTGCCTCGTCAAAATCGCTCGTCTCAGTCAAACAAGCGACCATGAGGATTCATACACCGATCTCGTTGGATACGCCTTAATAGCGCATAAACTCGTTAGAGAAATGAGAGGCGAAGAAAATGGCATTTGATTTAAGCAATTACATGACGGCAGAACAGAGAATAGAGCTGTTTGCAGCCGAGCATACAGACTTCAGGTATGAGGTTAACCATGAGTTTTACAAAGACTCTAATGGCGACACTTGGGTTGTTGTAAAAACAATCCTATGGCGAAACAGTACAGACCCTCATGCTTGGGTAATGGGTCTAGCAGCTGAAAACATGAAAACTCAGTTTGCAATTGAAAAAGCAGAAACCTCAAGTTTTGCTAGGTCTATCACGAACACTGGTAAGCCACAATTCTCTACTACTAAAAATGGTGAGAAAGCACCAAGGGCTAACAGGGCTGAAATGGAAAAGGTTATTGATAAACCTAAAACCATTTACGGAACACCTAACTCAAGATCAGCGGCGGTAGAGCAAGTTTTACGAGGTTCATTTGATGAACAAGTTAAAGCTGCTATTGACCCTGAACCTGTGCAGTGGAGTGTTGGAGAAGTTGTTGACGCTATTGGTAGTTCAACACCTAATCCACCGCCTGAGTGTGAACATGGCAGCATACTTAAGCAAGGCATTAGCCGCGGCGGAAAACCGTACTATGGTTTTGTTTGTAAAAGTAATGTTAAAGAACATGCAGTTTGGGCAACCATGTCCCCTAATGGTCGTTGGTTCTTTAAAGGAGATGAGTAAATGGGTGATTTAGAAATGATTGACCCAAGTGGCTTAAGAGCTACATTTACGGATAAAGGAATTGCTTTAGATGTAGTTCCATTATCTGAGTGTTGCGAGATGTGTAACGACCCTCGCATGATGACGATTGACGGAGTCAGGAAATGCGTTAGCTGTGAGTGTGTTAATCATATTGATTATGGGCATAATGCCTAGATATGATTTCCAGTGTGAGTTCTGCTTGACGCAGGTGGAACTTACATTAGCGGTAGACCAGCAAGTGCCTAGGTGTGGGACATGTAGGGGATTGCTGAAGCGCTTATGGTCTACCGTCCCTATCCATTTTAAAGGCGACGGTTGGGCTGGCAAAACCAAGTGATACATGATTTAACTTGGGTATTTAAGTGTAATAAATGCGGTAAACCAATGCTATTCCATGAAAAAGCAGGTTTTGACGCAGGTGAAGAACATGTGGTTGTTATGTGTGTCAAGTGCGAGAATACTGGAGTAAAGGCTAGAATTGAGGCTGTAACCGATAAAGAGGTTGTTCACTGTACTAAATGTGGTGCGTGGAAATTAGAGAGTAGCAGCTGTATCACATGCAGAAAGATCAATGCCCTGAGTGTTTAAGCTTTAACACTACAACTATTAAGGCAGGTCAAGATTATGTTTCAGATTGTAATAACTGTTTCCACAATTGGGTTGAGGGCTGGGGATAACCTGTGCAACACTCCGCAATGACGCGTAAAGTTATCCACATGATTGACAGTAGCAGTACACTATCAGCAAGCGACGCGCCTTTAAGCGCGAACGCGAGCCGCTTCAGCGGATTGCTCGCGAGTTCGTTGCTGTTAGTTATTGGGGCAGCTCTTTGCTTAATGATATTAAGCCTTACTTCTAAAACTATTGATTCCTCAATTGCTGTATCATTAAAGCCTTATGTATCTGTTAAAGAATATGCTGCTCAAAAGATTCAATCAAAAGACCAATGGGTGTGCTTGTCGCAACTGTATGGTAAAGAGTCAGCGTGGAATCATAGGGCTATTGGTAACCTTAATGGTACTGCCCCTGTGTATGGGATACCACAATTAAAGAACCCATTGATGTTAAGTAAGACAGAGTTTGAGCAGGTTGATTACGGATTGAAGTACATAGCCCACAGATATAAGTTAGATAAGTATGGTTATGTTAATGCGTGTAAAGCATTACAACACTTTGAGTTAGAGGGTTGGCATTAGTAAGAAAGCATTAGGCACTGCTCGTTGGAAGCGCACACGCTTAGCTGTATTGGCTAGGGACGGATTCGTGTGTGTTTATTGCAACGCTGAAGCAGATCAAGTAGACCACATACAAAGCAGAGTAAGCGGCGGTGATGTGTTTAACCCTGAGAATTTGGTGGCAGCGTGTCGCCGTTGCAACCTATCTAAAGGCTCACGCTCAAAAGCCCCTTTTTTTAGGC